GAGTTCCCGAACTTGAAAACATGATAGTAAATAGTTTGAACCTGTTGAACGATGAGCAAAGCTAAAACCACATTGTCACTCATTGCCGGTGCGCTTGCACTTGGGCTTGCGCCCGATCCGGTAATTGAGCCAGCTGCATGGGCAGCGGACAATCTGATTGTTGCTGATGGGCCAAAGGCCGGGCAGCTTTGGTCGGCTGAATTGACACCATATGCGGTTGAGCCGTTGAACATGCTGGCGGCAGATAGCCCGCACAACCGGGTGAGTGTCCGTAAGTCGGCGCAAACAGGATTGACGGGTGTGGGGATTGCCTGGGTCGGGTCAATCATTGCGAAGACCCCGGCGAAAGCTATGGTCGTTTTTCCGACCCTGGCAGCAGTCCAGGACTTCAACCGGGAAAAGCTCACGCCAACGATTGAAGCAACCGAAGAATTGCGCAGCAAGATACGACTGCAAAAAAGTCGTTCTTCGCAATCTTCAACGGCGCTCAGTAAAAAGTTTCCCGGTGGATCTCTGGTCCTGACCGGGGCAAACAGTGCGGCGGACCTGCGTTCTAAAACAGTCCGTTTCCTGTTTTGTGATGAGATTGATGAGTGGCCCTTTGACCTTGATGGTCAGGGCGATCCGATGGAAATGGCGGATGCCCGTCAAACATCGTTCCATGCAACGGGCGATTATAAAAAGTTTGAGGCCAGTACGCCGACAACCAAAGGGGAATCAAGAATTGATGTTGCCTTTGAAGCTGGCGACCAAAGATATTGGAAAGTGCCTTGTCCTCACTGTGGCGAAAAGCAGCGCCTTGAATTTGGTGGCAAGGATGTTGAATACGGCCTGAAGTTCAATACTGAATGGCCTTATCAAGCGCACTATGTTTGTAAACATTGCGGCGGTGTTATTGAACATCACCACAAGCGTGAGATGGTCCTGAATGGAGAATGGATAGCAGACAATCCGGGACCGGGCCGTCATCCGAGTTATCACATTGACGCTTTGGTGTCGTTGCTGACAACCTGGGACAAGATTGCCGAAAAATTCCTCAAGGCTAAAGATGATTCGCGGAAGCTGAAAGCTTTTGTGAACCTTTGGCTAGGGCAGGCATGGGAAGAGCGTGGCGATGCGCCGGAATGGAACAGGTTGTTCGCCCGTCGTGAAGACTATGCGGCGCGGACCATTCCGCCGGGCGGTGTGCTTCTGACGGGTGCTGTCGATGTCCAGCAGGATGGCCTTTATTACGAGATTGTTGCCTGGGGGCAGGATAAGCAGTCATGGTCCATTGATGTCGGTTTCCTTGAAGGTGACACGGCAGATCCGAGCAATCCGGTTTGGCATAAGCTATCACTGGTCCATGATCGCCGCTATCAGGACACATACGGGAACACATGGCCCGTTGATCTGATGGCGATTGATTCAGGCTTTAACACGAACGTGGTTTATCAGTGGTGCAGAACACATTCGCGGGCGATTGCAATTAAGGGTGATGATGGTTGGCATAAGGCCGCGATTTCATCCACACCGACAAAGGTTGATATCAACTGGCGCGGAAAGCGTGTGCGTCGTGGTGCTGAGCTTTGGCATATTGGGACGTGGCCTTTGAAGGCTGAGTTCTATGCCAACCTGCGAAAAGAAGGTATGCGGGACGGTCAAGAGTTTGATCCGCCTGGTTACTGTCACTTTAGCGAAACGCTCCATGATGACCGTTATTTGAAGCAGGTCACAGCTGAGCACTTGAAAGAGCGTGAGGTTAAGGGCCGACTGCGCAAAGAATGGGTCGCAAGCGGGCCAAACCACTATCACGATTGCCGGGTCTATAACATGGCTGTTGCTGTGAAGTTGGGTGTCGGTGTGATGTCACCTGAAGATTGGGGTAAGTGGGTAGCTGAGCGGTGCGTTCCACCCAAGCCTGAGCAGGGCGACCTGCTTTCCGTAATGAATGGTGAGCCGTTGGAGGTTCACAAGGAAGAAGTTGAGGAAGCGCCGAAACCCAAGCCAGTGGCTAAACAGCCCCGGCGGAAAAAGGGGGGCGGGTTCGTTAACGGTTGGAGTGCTTAAATATGGCAGATATATCAACCGAAATGCCGATTAAGGTGGTTGCCGGGGATACATGGCAATGGCGGGTTGAGGATTTGACGGATTATCCGGCAAGTGAGGGGTGGTCCCTCAAATATACGTTCCTCAATTCTTCCGGCAAGGTGTCCATTGATGCCTCAGCTGATGGTGATAATTTCCTTGTGAGTGAAGCAGCTGCTGGTACAGCAAACCATTCAGCTGGCATTTATTCGTGGGAAGCTTCCGTTTCTAAGGGGGGTGATCGCTTTCGGGTCGGGACAGGAACCATTGAGGTACTGCCGAACTTTACAGCGCAGACCTCTTTGGATACGCGCAGTCATGCCCGCAAGGTTCTTGAATCAATCGAAGCTGTTCTTGAGAAACGGGCGACCAAGGATCAGGAAGAATATTCCATTGAAGGGCGAAGCCTGAAACGAACGCCGCTGACTGAATTGATCAAGCTGCGAGACAAATACCGACGTGAAGTTTCAAATGAAGAAGCTGCTGAAAACTTGAAGAAGGGCCTTGGCTCTGGTCGGATGATCCTTACGAGGTTTTAGATATGGCTAATTTCTTGATGAAGACGGCGCAGCGGGTTGTTGATGCTGCGTGGTCGCTTCGGCATAAAGGCCGTGTCCGTCATCGCAGAGAGTTCAGCGCCGCCCGTCCTGGGCGGCTTTTTTCTGATTGGGTCGGTGATGTTGGGCCAATTGATCAGTACCTTGTGAATGATCTGGTTTCCTTGCGCTCAAATTCTCGTCGGCTGGCTTACAATAACGACTATATGAAGGGCTTCCTTCGTATGGTTAAGCGCAATGTAGTTGGGCCTAAAGGGTTCACCTTGAGCAACCGGGCGAAAGATACGAACGGTAAGCTTGACAAGATCGGCAATAAATTGATTGAAGATGCCTGGGCCGATTGGGGGCGTAAGGGTGTTTGTACGGTTTGCGGCAAGTATTCATGGCATGATCTTGAATTGGCAGTGATCTCAAACATGGCGCGTGATGGTGAGGTTCTGATCCGCCTTGTTCGTGGTTTCCCCAACAAGTACGGGTTTGCGCTTCAGCTGTTTGCTTCTGATCATCTTGACGTGAAACTGAAGAAGGACTTGTCTGGTGGTCGTAAGATCCGCCACGGTATTGAGCGCGATGAATGGGATAAGGCGATTGCCTATCATATCAAGCTGGATACTGCTGTTCGTAGCCAGAAGACACATGAGCGTATTCCGGCTGAAGATATTATTCACTTATTTGTTCCGGAAGACATTGAGCAAACGCGGGGTCTTCCCTGGGCAACCACGGCGATCCGGCGCATGGGTATGGTTGGCGGTTATGAAGAGGCCGCCTTAGTATCTGCCCGCGCAGGTGCTGCCAAGATGGGGTTCTTTCAAAAGACGGAAGAATCTGGGGATGTTTATGGACCGGGTGAGAAAAATGCGAACGGTGATTTCATTCAGGATGCAACGCCGGGACATTTTGAAGTGCTGCCTGAAGGGTTTGAGTTCAAAGAATTCAATCCCGGTTATCCAACGGGGGAGATGCCTTCCTTCATGAAGTCAGTCCTTCGGGGGGCTTCTGTCGGGTTGGGTGTTTCTTACAACAGTTTTGCCAATGATCTGGAAGGTGTGAATTTCTCTTCCATGCGCCACGGTGCTGGTGAAGAGCGCGATGAATGGATGGTGTTGCAGCTGTTCTATTGTCGTGATTTGCATGGCGTGGTTTTCCCGGTTTTTCTTGAGCAGGGCATGTTGAAACGCGCAATCGCTTTGCCTTTGTCCAAGTTTGAGAAATTCAATCAAGCCCAATGGTTCCCGCGTCGCTGGCGTTGGATTGATCCTGATAAGGAAGGCAAGGCCAATGAGCGTGATGTCAATATGGGCCTGAACAGCCGGACACGTCTGGCGGCTGAGCAAGGCCGGGACATTCGTGAAATTTTCGAAGAATTGGCAGCTGAGAAGAAGCTGGCTGATGAG